GGTGGCGCCCGCGGCTGCGACCTTGAAGGCGTTGATGACGAGGTCGCCCATCCAGATGACGCCATCGACGATCCGCTCCCAGGCCCAATCGGCCCAGGCGACGGCATTGTCCCACCAGCCGCGGATCGTATCGAAGACGGGCTTGCCGATCTGGTAGACGTTCTCCGCAAAGACCTGCCAGGCGGCCCGGGCCACGTCCGTGAAGCTGACCTGTGCGCCGGTGGTCTCGTTGATCTCGTTCCTCATTCCCGCGATCGCCGCCGAGCCAAGTGCTACGGCAGCCGTCACCAGCGGGAAGCGCCCGGCGACTTGCAGCACCCCTTGGCCGAGGGTTCGTGCCATGCCGCCCAGATCGCGGAAGACCGCCCCGACCCCGCCATTCCCGAACCCATAGATCTGGGAAATCTGGCTGCCCTGCTGCGCCATGACCATGAAGGGATTCATGCCGCCCGCGAGCGACACCCCGATGTCCTGAAGCTGGAAGGAGAGGTTCGCCATTCGGTGGCTGGCGTTGCGGGTGGCATTACTCATGCCCCCCCCCGAGCGCCGTGGTGCGACCCTTGATCGCCGCGATGCTGGCCAGCGTTGCCTGCCGTTCGCGGGCAATCGCGGCCGTCATCTCTTCGGCCGAAATCGCCCCCACGCGATGGGCCTGCCGGATCTCGGTCAGGGTCGATCGATACTCCCGCACCACCGCGAAACGCGGGTTGTGCTTGGCGCGCAGATCATCAAGCGCCCGGCCATAAGCCGCAACATCTGCCGCATCGCGTGCCATGCCGCCCGAGACGCCGGTCGAGCGGTTGACCGTGTTCATAACCGAGCCCGACACGGCGCCTGCCTGGCGAAGGGCTGTCGCAGCCCGGGCCGCCCGATCTGCAAGGTCCTGCATCTGGCGCATGGCCTCGCCCGCAGAGACCCCAGCCGCGTTGAGCCCCGCCGCCGCCCTTGGGCCCGCCGCCGCGATGAGCGTCAGCGCGCGGGCGCCTTCCTGGCCGATGCCGACCAGTTCAGCCTTTAGCGCCTGCCCACCGGTCGCGACAAGGCGCACCGAGACCCGGCGTTCAGATCGCGTCGTCATGGTTCTGGGCTCTCACTTGGGCGTTGATGCCGCGCACGGCGAAGGGTTCGATCAGAGGCAGGAGCGCGGCCGCGATCAGCCGGTTCAGGCCCAGCGCCTCGGCCATGGCCAAGGCGGCCGTCATGTCCCAGCCCACCACACCGCCGGGGATGGCGCGGAACTGGCCGCGGAGGGACTGGGCCAGTTCCCAGACTTGCCAGGCTTCAAGCGTGCGGGGGCGGTGCAGATCAGCGGGGCAGGCCGGGCAGGGCTTTACGCATCCGGCGCAGTAGCCTTCGCCCCCACCGAAGTGCCATTCGGCAAGAGCGCGGAGGCGTTTCCCTCATCGGCGAGGATCAGGCCCTTGGCGACATAGTCGGTCTGAAAGCGCTGGAAGAGCGGGAAGAGATCCAGCAGTGCGGCCACGGCCTCGGGCGTCGGCGGCACTGGATAGCCCTCGGCATTGCCGACGCCCTCCCAATCAAGGATGGCCAGCGAACCGATCGCTTTCGCCAAGGCGACGGCCACCTGATCGGCTGGGGCATCTTCAGGCAGGCTGGCGACTTGCGCATCGCTGCGCGCCGCGCCGATCAGGGCGGAGGTCAGGGGAGCAAGGCGCAGGCGCACCCCGCCACCGAGGTCGAGCCAAGCGGGTTCGGGGGAAAGGTTCAGGCGGATCATGGGAGGGCTCCGGGTTGAGGGATCAATAGGACGTCGTCGTGTTGACAAGGACGGCAGTGCACATGCGGGCGGGGGAGGTGGCCCGCGCCGCTTGCCATTCGAAGGTCGCCTGCACGCCCTGCGGCCCGTTGATCGGGATGCGCGGGCGCGGCAGATAGGCGGCGTGCACGGTGAAGGTGAGCGAGGCGTTTGCCCCGAGGCTCCAGGCGAATACCAGTTCGCAGGGATCACCGGCGATCGCCTGGTTCACCAAGATCAGGTCGGCGAACCGCGCCTCGATCGATCCAGTGAGGGCGGCCATCGATGGGTCCAACCCCTCAAGGAGGCCGTCGTTGCGGATCGTCTCGATCCGGTCGAGGTTGTTCGCATAGGACACCTGCGCGGAGACGATATTGCCCAGCGCCGCGCCGTTCCGCGTGATCGACCCCTGGAAGTCGCCAAAGCGCTGCAAGGGCAGGGTGGCATCGATGAGGGTTCCGGCGGCGGTCGCGGCCGCAACCGTCTCGCCCCGGCCGATCAGGCCGACGGTGGCCGTCAAGAGCCCCGAGCGCTGCGATTGCCACTGGATGCGATCGGCGACGAGGCCGGAATACATCGCGAACCGCGGCACATCGGGCATTTGCGTCTCGATCGCCATGCTGGGCAGGGTGAAGCCGCCCGACTGAAACGTGTGCGTCCGCGGCGTGGTGCCGGTCGTCACCGGCTGGCCGAAGATCGCCTTCAGCCAGAAGCCAAGGTTCTCGGCATCCATCGGAATGACGACATCGCCGTCGACATTCACCGCATCGCGGATCGGCGCTTGCGGATCGCGGCCGTAACCGAGGAGTTCCGGCGAAAGGAGGCCCTGTTCGGAGCCGAGCGTCGTCGTGGCAAAGGGCATCCGGCGACAGCCGCTGGCGGGCGGCGTGCCGTAAACGGATTCAAAGGCGAACGCGACTTGCGTCCGCGCGCCAGGCTGGCGGGCCATGTGTCAGTCCTTTCGGGAGGGTGTCAGGTCAGAGAAGCGGGTCGGTCGTGGCGTAGGCGATGATCACCGGGATCACTGCCGCCTTCAGACCCTCGTTGCCGTCAATCGCCAGCAGCACCGGTTCCGGCGCCTCGGGCGTGATGTAGTCGCAAAAGCCGCCCAGCGTCCGGTCGGCAGCCAGCGCCGAGCCGATCGCAAGGCGCAGAGCGTCGAAGGCGGCATCACGGGCGGCGGGATTCCCGTCCACCACCACTTCGATCTCGGCCCGGTGTTCGTAGTAGTAGCCGGGCGGGGAAAGCCACACCTCCGGCGGCCCCGGATCGCCATCGCGCAGGATCACCACCCCGGCCGCAGGCACCTTCTCGGGCAGGATCGCGTTACGCAGCACCTTGGCCCCCAACGGCATGGCGCCGGACAATAGGCTATGGAGCGACACGAGCAAGCGCTCGGCCGTGGATTGCGTGGGCATTGGCGGCTTCCGATCGGTCTCTTGGGCCAGAGGGCCTTGCGCGTGGCCTTTTCTTGTCGCTTGGACAACTCAGCGCTTGACGGCTAGGTTCGCACGTGATGGTTCAACTGCTTGTATGGGATAGCGAATGCAAGTTTTCGATCTGCCTCCGGCCATTGCCGACTTGGTTGCCGCCCGAAACCGTGTCCGCGAATACTACAAAGAGCTTCTCGCCCGCGGCGGCCACGAGGTCAGTCTCGATTACACGCTGGACGGAAACCTTGTGCGCGATATCGGAGAGGCGCTGGCGGTCGAGCTTCTCGGGATCAAGCTGGTGAGCAACAAGTCGCATCCAGGCATTGACGGTCGCAGCCCTTGCGGAAAGACGGTGCAGGTTAAAGCGACCGGCCGCGGTTTGGGGCCAGCATTTCGCCCGGTGGAAACCCGGGCAGATCATCTTCTGATCTTCGATCTCGATTTCGACCGCTGCAAGGGCACCGTCTTCTACAACGGGCCCGAGCATCCGGTGATCGCGACGTTGCCCGCATCGTGGGTCGGCCAGCGCCTCATTTCCAGATCCCGGCTTCTTGCATTGAACCAGGCGCTCAGCGACGAAGACCGATTGCCGGTGATTGGGCTTCAGATGCCAGATTAGGGTTCGTCGCGGCGCGGTGCGGCAAGCCTCACATCGGTCTTGCCGAAATCTTCCCCGACGAAAAGAAGGGGGCAGTTTCGTTCCGCCGCCAGTCCATAGGCAAAGCAATCACCGAAGTTCAACCCGGCCGGATGGATGCCCTTTCCCCAAGTCCGATAGGCGGCCGCTACGGCATCGGCCCCTGACTGTGTCACGGCGACAACTTCAATTCCCAGCCCTTCGATCAGCTGCTGCATTTCGGCGCCCACCGAGCGGCGATCGGCGACGATCATGGCCTCGGCGAGCGTTCCCGCCGAAATGCACAGGGCTTCCGCTCCATCGAGGGCCTGCATCACGATGTCGGCGTCGGGCTCGCCCAGAAGGATTGCCATCAAGGCAGAGGTATCAACGGCGATCACTTCGGCAGGCCATCGTCATCATAGAGGAAATCCTGGCTGCGGGCGGCACTCGCCCCAGCCGCGATCTTTGCCATTGCGCTGCGCTGGGCAGCCTCCATGACCGCGCGGCGGCGATCGCGTGTCACCGCAGGGACGACGGGAACCAGCCTGACGGCAGCTTTGCCATGCCGTGTCAGCACAACTTCATCTCCCGCCTCGGCGCGGCGCACGAGTTCGGTCAGATGGCCCTTGGCCTCGGTGATGGAAATCTGCATGGAAGCCTCCAGTGATGGGGGTAATATGGACTATCATATGGTCCAAATCAAGCCGTCACCCCTTCCACGCCCCCAGGATCGCCCCGGGCAGCCGCGCCGTCGCTTCCCGCGCCAACCCATCGAGGTCCAGCTTTTTCGGCATCTTCACCTGCCGCAACAGCAGGAACACCGGCACGGTTTGCGCCCCGGTCAAAACCCCATCGCGCCGCCGCCGACCGCCTTTTGCCGCCGCAAGCCCGCGGCTGTTCAGCCGCGCATCATCGGCAACCAGCAGGCTTGGTCCATTGCGGCGATAGACGAAGCGCAGGCGCATGCCGGTGCGTTGTTCCCAGCGCCAGGGTGTGATCCGTTGGCGGCCGAGGCCGGTGAGGCCCGCAGCGGGCAGAGGGATCGCCAGCCAGAGGCCATCTTTGCCGCGGATCAGCACGCCGCCGTCGAAGGCGTGCAAGATGTCGGGGGCCTTGGTCCAGACGAGGCTGGCGGCGCGAAGGGACGTGCCCGATCGCGGAAAGTCGGCTTGACGGACGGAGTTGGCGAGGCGCGACCCAAGCCCCGATGCTCGAACCTGCCCGCGCCAGTCGTCGCGCAGGTCTCGCCCAACGGCAAAGACGCCGCGGGTTACGGCGGCCTCGGCCCCTTGCAGGATCTCGGTGGCGACCGCGGTCTGATCGCCTTCGATGCTGGCGCCGATCTTCATACCTCGCGCGCCTCGGCTTTCCAGACGTGGCGCAGGGCATCGCGCAGGGGTTCGCCCCGCACTTCGTAGATCACGCCCGCGATCTCGAGCGTGTCGCCCGGGGCAAGGGTGCCCAGCGCGGCGCATTCGACATCGATGATCACGCTGTCGGTGACAAACCGGCCTTCGCCAAAATCCGTCACCGCATCCGGCCGCCGCAGCATGACGTGGACAGCGACCGGCACGCCAGGGGGAAGTCGCTGGTCGAATGCAGTCCCGAGCGGCCGATCAGGGCTTCGGTCGCGAGTTCCATCTTCGACATGCCGCGCGTGGCGATCCCGCGCCGGTCAAGCGCGTGGCGGGCCAGTTCGAGGAGGGTCAGGCCGCGGAACTCCCGCGCCCGGTCGGTCAGTTGGGCCCGGCCCGGGTTATGGCGGTGCAGAAGCGCTTCGGACATGGCGTCGCGATAGGCAGCATCTGCCGCCCCGGTGCCGCGGGCCGTCGCGGCCACAGGCTCCGATCCCCGGGCCACCGGTGCATCGGCCTCGGCCAGCTTGTCGAGGATCGCCGCCCGGGCGGGATCGTGCGAGAGTCCGCGGCGGATCAGATCGGCGGCGAAGCCCGCGCCCAGCGCGTGGCGTTCGCAGAGCGCCAGCACCTCGGCGGCAGCCCGACTGCGGCGACGCCGCCATCCGGATCTGCTTGACGATGACGGTGCTGTTCGGGATGGCGCTCGGGTGGACGACCGGGTTCGTCGAGAGCCCGCTACGGCCGATCAGCCTTGAACGGGCAGTGCCCGACTTCAGCACACTACCCAGCCGTCAGGACACGGCGAAGGTGGACATCCCCTAGCGCGGGTCGGACGGCCCGCCGCATCCGTTGATCTCGCCATCCGGACGGCGGGCAGGTGCCGGCAGTGACTGGACTTGCGCCGCACGGCGGGCGAAAGTCGGCCTCCTGGCAGTACCCTCGGAGGGATGGCTTACCTGGCGTCGAAACGGTCTGCCGGATCTTCCGGATTTGACCAGTGATAGACGGCACGCATGGCCTCGAGCAGGCCCTCCCGTGCTCGCGGGGGGGCCGCGGGCTCTGCCACCAGCGCCTTGTGCCATTGACCGACCACGTCCGTCGGCGACACGCCATATCGGCGCTGGAAGGACCGGCTCAACTCCGCGGTAGAGGGAAACCCCGAGGCATCGGCGACCGCCCCGACGACACCCCGTTGCGGCGCGCTCATGGACAGGGTTCGGTATGCGCGGTCCAGCCGGCGCTCGCGGATGTATGCTTCGAGACCGCCCAGGGGCGCGAAGTCGCGAAAGATGGTGGCGCGCGATGCGCCGACCACGCCGAGCACGTCGTCGGGCTTCAGGCCGGGATCATGGAGGTTCGCCTCGATGTACCGCCTTGCCGCATCGAGCCGCACCGAGCGGATGCCTTCTCCTCCGAGACGGGAAAGGCGCCAATCAAGCAGCGCCCTCACGAGGCCGGCATATGCCCCGGCAACGCCGGCCGCGTCGCCGACCGTCAGGCTGGGCAACTGCTCGAAGAGCGCCGCCGTGCTGCGGGCCAGGAAGCCGCCATCGGCGCTTTCGGCGGCAAGGCGGATGTAGGCGGGGGCACCGGGGCGATACTCGAGAAGCGAGTGAGGAATGAAGACGGTCCGGTTGCGCCCGGCCGCCATCTGCTGCCGGTACGGACGGGACTGGTCGATCAGGTGGACGGCACGCGGCTCGAGCGGTTCGCTGGCGTCGGGGCCGAACAGGACGCCGCCCGGCTGCTCGAAGATCTGGAGCTTGAGATAGTTGCCGGGGTTGGAGGCAAGGTGCCGGGCCTCGCGCAGGAGCGTGTGGCCATCTCCGGCGTTCGCCGCGAAGAGGAGAGGCCCCACGAACCAGATGTCGGTGTGAAACCAGTGATCCGCCCGGTCGCGCGACAGGCCCAGGTCGTAGGTCCGGCGGACTACCTCGCGCCCGAAATCGACGGCATCGGCCTGTCTCCAGCCGCGGGTATCGTAGAGGAAGTGCGGAACAGGCGCCTCCAGACCCTTCCCGCGGAACTGCTCTGTCATCGTATACCTCGGGCACTCACGGGGGGAGTCGTCCGGCCACCGGCGCTCAATGCCTGTATAGCCCCTCGTCGTGAGACGCTGCCACAAAGAAACTTGAGACGCGCGCCTAACGACACGCCGCCGCGTAAGGGGGATATTCCCCCCTGCCCGCCATGATTCCCCCGTGGTGCCGGTGTCGGTACCGCGGTGACTGGAGGGCAGCGAAACATCGGCAATCCGCCGCTTTGGTGGGGGTTGCCCCGGTTGCCGCGCAGGTGACCACGTATCGCTGATCGTGCTGTCGTGCTGCACGCGAGCGGCCCGACAGCACGATGTTTCCGTTTTCGCCGGGTCCACCGGCGCACGCGGGGTTGATGCGCCGGGCGTGCCGGGCGTCCGGAAGGATGCACCGCGCACCGCCGGTGACGCGAAGGACTTTGAGAGTGAGGAGAAGGTGATGAAGACTGCACGGACACTTGCCGCATCGCTGGCGATCGCGCTCGGGACGGCCGCAGGCCCCGTGGCCGCCGGCCCGGATGCGGAGGCGATTGCGGGCGCCCTTACCTTGCTGGGGATCGCCGCTCTGTCGCACAACGAGCACCACTATCGCGACGGTCAGGGCCCGAGCGATGCCAAGTCCACGGCCGACTTCGAGCGCGGCTATCGCGACGCTCTGCACGGCCACGACTACGACGCGTCGCGGGCGAGTGCCGCCTACTCGCAGGGCTACGACGCGGGCCATCAGGAGCGGGCGAACCGCACCCCGCACCGCGGGCGCACCGAGGCGCAGGAGGTTCCGAGCTTCGCGCTGGCCTCTTGCGCCGACATCGTTGCGGGCAACCACAACGTCGACGTGCACCACGTGCACGTCACGCGCACCGTCGTGCGCGGCCCGAACGACTACCTCGTCGAGACCGCGGTGGGCCACAAGTACATGACCTGCGCGATGGGCGACAACGGCCGGGTCGCCGACGTCTGGGCCGGCCGGATCCAGTAGCGCAAGATCCTGCAGCCCTGCCCGGGAACGGCAGGACCGTTCCGGGGCAGGGCCGTGCGGGAAGCGAGTCCCCTTGCTGGCGGACACAGCGATTACCCGAGGATTGGACATGGCGATAGGACGAGTAGCAGGCGCACTGATCGTCGGGCTTTTCTGCCTGATGCAAGGG